GATCGTCCCAATCCAAGAGATCGTCCCAATCCAAGAGATCGTCCCAATCCAAGAGATCGGTACAATTACCATTGATGATCTCAATGCTGATCAATTAGGTCCGATCTACGGTCAGAAAGTAACTGCCTCATGGAAGCCACTTACTTACTTAACTAAAAATTGGGTTTATAAAGGACCATATGTAGGTAAGCGATCAGCAATTCCCGCAAAAACTGTTGAGAGACTGCACAAATTCCGATCGTATGGGGATAACGCCGCAGTACCGTTAGAGATGGTCAATGGACCCAATGGTCATCCTTATTTAAAATCACCCAATCTGGGTCAAATTTGGCCACCCCAGACTACCACCGAAATGGTTCATTCATGGACTCAATTGGATGGTCGGATTGCCAACCGTAATAGTATGGGTGTATATCAAGGAACTGATCTAATTGAGCGTGGTCAACTCGATTGGAGTCGTGCCTTATATCATTTTATTATTAGATATATCATTAATGCGGGTGACAGCGGATTATGGAATTTTGTTAATAATTATGGTCTCGATTATGAAGAGGATCGAACCTTTACTAAAGGAGATCCGACCACTCTACCAGAGGTATTGTTTAATAAACGTTTGACCGAAAAGATCGTCAAACCAACAATTATGGCTCTACAGAAATTTACACCAATGTTGATCGATCAATTGAAACATTTGGTTCTACCCAAGGTGACTGGGGAAGAGTTGAGGCGTACCCAATTGGTACTGGGATTATTACGTCACAGTTGATTTATATTGGGGATTTGTTAAAATATAGGATTTATTTAATTATCATTTATATACGCGCATCCAAATGAAAAATCTCACGCATATCGACCACATGTGCGCCAATTTCTGTCCGTTAATTGCGCGAGTGTTGACGCTGTTTCGGGACATGTCCCAAGCGCGACATCGCTGCGCATTATATACAGATGAACGTGCAACTCGTTGAAACATTCGAAAGCAGCGCACATTTGGCACTTTGAACGCTTTACAATGAAACAGCAGCTTAGCGTGTTCCAATCCTCTCTGCAAGTGGGCGCGTCGCGCATTTATCCAACTTGTTGAAATGGGTACGATTCTACTTGATGATTCATGGAAATAAAATATAACAAATATAACAATATAATATTGTAAAAATATTTTACGATTTAATTAAATATCATTTTATGATTCAACAAAGTAAAATAATACACATTTATTTTACTTTGTTGAAATGGTACTTGATGATTCATGGAGATAAAATGTAACAAATATAACATTGTAAACATATTTTACGATTTAATAAAATATATTTTATGATACAACAAAGTAAAATAAATGTATATTATTTTACTTTGTTGAACTGGATGCTCAACTACGGTTCTACTTGATGATTCATGGAGATAAAATACAAAATCATAAATTAATTCTATCTTTTGTTCCTGAGAAATATTTGGATCGTAAAATAGTTTACGATTTAATAAATACAAAAACCCTTTACAAATGTTAGTCAGATACAGTCCCATAACTGTCAAATACGTCATCGCGTATCTGACACGGGGCTTAAAATTTGACTTCGCAAATTACTGATCTAGTCGACTAGGTTAAGTCCCTAGTGTATGGAGACATCTTACAAGTACGACGAAATTATCACCCATGTGATGATCCATCCTCGAATCGATCCACGACCATTCAAGGTGATTACGGATGTGTATGTGTAAAACATCGGCGTGGCAATGACGATCGAACCAATTAGTAAACCGTCTGCAATCGATTTGGGTTATACTTACTTAAATGAGAATGAACAAGAAGTATCTTTTGCTATTCTTCCGAAACGAGTCGATTCTTTCACCACACCTGCTCTATATATGGTGTGGCCAAATTATGGAATTCATGCAATCATCACGACAACCGTCGAGCACGTTTCGCAATTTGAGTTACCTAACGTTGAGACAGCCATAACGAGTTTCACTCAAGCACGTAACAAGTCAAGATTGTTTATACCCGTGTATGTCGAACCTGGTAAGACTCCAGACAGTATCGATTGTTGTGTATTAGGTTGCACTGGTCATGGGTATCATGTATTCGATATCTATCGCCAAGAGAAAAGCGATGAGATTCTCGAATATCGCCCTAGTTACTTCACATCTGAACTGATTCACAAGGATCCCATGGCAGTGTGGTATCTATCGTCAGATTACATATATGCTTGTCGAAGAGATCAACTTGACAATACGACTTGTTGTAAAATGATCGATGTCATGTACAAAATCGCTGATCGTTGGATTGAAAAGATCAGTGGAAAGGATAAGCGTGCAGTGGAATACGAATTAACTATGGTCGGGAAATGTTACGAGGAAGCTCTTAGGTTCTCCATCAAAGTAAATGGACTTAGAACGTCCACGTATGCCATGCCGTTGCTTAAATACGTTGTTTTTATGTATGAGTATTGGGATCTATTTCCGAAGATTGTCTTAAAGGTGGCTCGTTTGCCAAATCCAATAGGAACTGATGGTTTACAAGAAACCGACAAAGTAATGATTGAAAATACTTGCCAGAAGATACTGGCGAAGATATAAGGTAAACCACGAAACGACAACTGTCTTTGTACCCATTTCATCTAAAAACATCCAGTTATGACCAGATCTGGTTGGATCGACCCATTGGTAAATAGTATATAAAATAATACCGTACATATTTCATATAATGAAGTCTTTGGAAGAACAACTATTGTTCTTGGATAAAGAATGGATGCCATTATACGGTTTTAAATCGATCGCTGATCATCAATTAATTTATCGAGTGGTTTCGGTTCCATCCGCAAACTGGTGCTTTGAAGGCTGATAAGAAACGTTTTACAAGCACTTATATTATTTACTAAATTTAGGTGATGAAAATACGAGAAGGAAATCTAAATTTGAATCTCTTAAATACAATTGAAGGAAACTAATGAATATAAGCAACATGAACCAGTAAACAACATGATGGATCACTAAATAGTCTTCAAAATTTTGGGGAACCGTTGGGGGAACCACGTGGTTCCCCCATAACTCCCTCCTCTCACACCCCAACAACCTATATTCAAAGTTGTTTTTCTTTGTCATAGAAATATATTGTCCGATATATAGATTTCATTAACATTTAGGAATACAAATCTGTATTGTTTTTATGTATTCAATAAGAAGTTTATCCAATGTATTAATATTGTTTTCCAAATCACGAATGCGATTTGTTTCTCTAGAAGTGTTTTTAATATGGTGTAATAAAGTTTTAATTAGATTTTGTCCGTCACCGGGACGAACTTGGGATGGGTAGTAATTGAGATAACTTGAATTAAATTGTTGATAAAGAAAATCGGTTAAAAGATCATATGTAAATTTGTTGTCACACTGAAATTCACCATTTTTTAAACATCGTTTGCGTAATGTTGCGATATATGAACATAATGTATTATCGAGGGTCGATAAATTTTTATATCGTGAGAGTATCGCGTCCACATCTATTTGATGTACGTCAAATGGTTTAACAGGTGTATTTAGTGAAACTTGGGGAGCAGACTCAATCGAAGGTACATGTGATGAATCAATTAATAGTTTATAATTGTTTGAAGTACAATATTCGTACATAGATGTGAAACCCATCGAGCGGTTACATGGTGTACATATAGGGACAATATTATCATGAGTTTGTGCTCCTCCGCGTGATTCTGCAATAATGTGTCCACACTCAAAATCGACTGTGGTTATGAGTTTGCCACACCCTGTAAAACAGAGACTTTCACTCTTATTGCCAACATGACGACTCCAATTAGCCTGACGAAAAGGTTGTGCAAGTTGCTTCTTTTTGTAAGTGGACATTTATGGTTATATGGTTCATAATAACCAAAAATTGTCAATCAATTTTTATTAAAAGTAATTCTCTTCTCATATCCACTTGCTGGATATCATAAGATCCAACACTTCTTTCGTTTTGACTTTGAAAAATGATGGTTTGTCATATAGAATGACGTTATATGATGAACTTTACAATATTATGTGGGATCTTAAACAGGTATTAATACCTGAGGAAACGTTTTGGTATCACTCTGATGTTTCTAAAACGGCACAAAGTATTGAAAAATATGTGGTCGAAATTGAAGTCATGATTATTCCCATTAGACATCACGATTTACAGACATTTATTGTACTGTTCCGTCAATCTGGACTAACTGTGGATGCACTTCGTTCATGTTTCCGTCAAGGTGATTCAAAAATTCAACATGCCTCCGCTACTCGTTTACTTGTAAAGGCATGTGATACAATGCGACAATTGATTGAAGACTCGACAAAAACTATTTGATCCACCAGAACGCATTATACATTTGTAAATTTATGGACGATATATACATAACATACCAATTGGTATCGCTACGTCAAACACTTTCATGTAAAAGTTATCATAGGTCAATGTCTCGGACATATAGTTCGGTGATGTAATCAATATGATTATCAATATCATACAAATGATTATTGCTTTGATCATCATCGACCTGCTACATACGGTAGTCATTTTGAATTCATTTGATCAAATTTTGAAACCCTATTAGAAAATGTCGAAAGAGCGTCTACTAGTCATTCAATAGGATATTGATGGTGTTCTGAAGATTCTTGTCACATGCATCATAGGTTTGAACACAAATATCTCGATCGAAGCCCATCGCAACCAGTTGATCAATATCAGTATTCATGATGGGTGGGGGAATAATGTCCTTAGTGACCATCATTACCATAGCATCCGTCGTAATCCCAGATGATTCCAATGTTTGTTCGTCAGACATGATTTTACCTAGGTAAACTAGGGTAATGGTAACTGGGCGCTTGAGATGCGTTTCACACAACAACGCTTTGTAATCCTTGACAGTGATGGTTGGATTGATTTCAGATACATATAGCGACCCGTAGATCGACTTAGCCGTGATGGTGATTGTTTTCGGATTAAGTAGTGACATTTAAATTACTATGGTTAAAAGATACACAATTTAATATTGATCAATTTTTTTGGTCAGTAATAAAGCTTCAGATATTTATTTGTTCAGAAATATTAAAATATGTTATATATTCTATATATAACACATGCGAAGTTTGTTATTCATTGGTTTATTGATCTTTTCAGCTACTGCGGAGTTAGATGATTGCACATACCATGTCGGTAACAGTCATGGTGTCAAAAATGCCTACCGTTTGCGCAATCGTGACAATAGCAGCGAGTTATCTTACATTGGGCACAATAACAACAGTTACTATGTCAACTTATGTGAATCATCTGGTCAATGTCATGACAATGCGACTGTTTGTGCTTATCGACAGGGACAGTACAATAGCATGGGAAAGATGAATTCGTCAGAATATTCGTTTACTTATATGTTAAATCAAGGTGGTGAATTAACATTAAGGTATACAAAGGGAATGAACACTAGAACTAGGTTGTTGTCTCAAGAGACGGCAACCACCATTACCATCACATGTGGTCTGAATGAGCCTGAAATCACTAGTGTAACTGATGATATTAATATGGAGATTCATATCACTGGAGAGATCGGTTGTCCAAGTAGTCAAGCCACTCAATTATTGGTTAGTTTTTCGATGATTGTTATTGCGATGATTGTTAGTCAAATAGTTTGACTTTGTTGAAAACTGGACACTAGTGCGTATAATTGAACTTCAACGTCGTTTGAATGACTAAGTTTAAACTCAATATTGGATAATTGCTCAATAATGAAATATTTTTGTTTTTGTGGGAGTGTTGCGCTTTTGACAACATATTCAGTCAGTTTGTGGATTAAATCCGTCAAATTCCATTGATTATTTCGAAACATATCATTAATGGTGGTACATGCGGTACAGAATGGATGATATAATAAAATTCGGACAATTTCCTCGATTGTTTGTTCAGTAGGAATGCCTAGATATTGGTTGATTTCATCCGGTTGAATTGGTGGATAATCGTGTCCCAAACTCAGTTTGATAATATGCAGACATTGTAATGTGTTGAGAATTTGCCGAAAATCCTTATTCAGCGAAATCAGCCGTTCCATGGCCACATCACTGATATGGACATTTTCTGTTTCGATAATCGAATTTAATTTGATACAAATTTCGTTGGTGTTGAGATAACCGAACCTCATTTTGGTACACCGTGATTGGAGTCCAGGGATAATTTTGTTGATGTTATTACAGATCAAACAGAAACGGCTACTTTTGCTATATTTTTCAATCACTCGACGCAATGCACTTTGGGCGTCATTGGTCATTGCGTCGACTTCGTCAAGGATCACTAAACGAATTTTATTTGACGAGGATTTGACAAAATCAGGGATCTTCTTCCGCACTGTTTCGATTCCACGGTCGTCGGAAGCATTGAGTTCCAGAATATATTTACTCATTTGATCCCCGTACATTTCTCGTGCACACGCCAAAATTAGACTAGTTTTGCCACACCCAGGAGGACCGTAGAAAATGAGGTGAGTCAGTTCGTTATTGAGGATTAACGAACGTAATGTAATAATTTTCTCAACATGGTCAATGATATCGTCAAGTGTCTCTGGACGGTATTTCTCGATCCATGGGAGTTCGCATTTCGTGTTGGATAGCATCTGTTGAATTATCACATTCAATCGATTTGAAATTGACGATCGATTTTTTATTGATGGTCGATTTGAAATCAATTTGAAATCAATTTGAAATCAATTTGAAATCAATTTGAAATGACGATCGTAATTTCAAATCAATTTAGATCAATGCGTCACGATTTATTTATGTATTATAATAAAATTCAATCGAATTTAATTAAAAAATTTATTTTGTCCAAAATTGATCTTGTTTTGACTTTATTGATGATCGGCGACTGAGTGTAGATTATCAAACACACAACAATGGCAAACATGGACGAGAAGATTGTAAATGAAATCATGAAGGAACTCGCTGAAGTATGCGATCTTGACGACAGTATTCAGAGCACTCTTAAACCAGTGATTCAGAAGGTCATCAAGAAATATATGACTGACATTGTCCCCGTTGCAACATCCGCTGAAGCACCTGTTAAGACCAAGAAAGGTAGCAAAAAAGCGACTGTCAAATCTGACAAAATCCCCCACAAGAACGGATATCACTTCTTCGTGGGAGCCAAGATGAACGAAGTCAAAGATGCTGGAGTCCCCTCTAAAGAGAGGATGACTCACATCGGTTCAATGTGGGGTGGACTTGACGAGAATGGACGTAAACCTTACCAAGAGATGGCGCGCCTGTTCAACGAATCAGTGGATGGTGAGATGAAGACTGAAGGATGGGCGGCACGTCGTGACACCATTGTCTCAAATGCCAATGTGGTCGCAGGTGTTCCCAAGAAAAATCCTCCTCCCAAGAAAGAATCTCATAAGAAAGAATCTAAGAAAGATACCCCCAAGGGAGATGAAGTAGTGATCGAAACTACCCCCCTTCCAGCCACCGTTGTTACAGTGGCTCCTGTCGACGTTCCAACTGTAGCACCAGTTGCTGCTTCAACCGCTAATGCTCCTGTTGTCAAGACGGCTCCCGTGCGTCGGAAGAAGACCACCTAAATGGTCTACCATTTTGAGTAGTATTTATAACAAGGATAAACATGTGGATTTAATTCACAATATCTTTGTGGGTTAGCGGCAAATTTAGGATCAATCGGTCTCTCTGGATATCTCCAGTCACGATAAAAAGGGTGATCGTAATAATTAATGATTTCCGCTTGATCATACATATATGGTTGACGGTGTTTGATGATCTGACGAATAGGATCATGTTGACCAATACAGGTCAGATTGGTGGTCTGTCGTCGACAGACCACGTTGGGATCAGTTTGTTCCAATTTGACGGATGGGTCATCCACATAATAATAACTGGAATGTTGTGGGTTAGTTTCTTTCAAATTGACAATATCCACTTTGCCTGGTAACATGGCGGTCATTAACCAGTGATGACTATCGTTGTCGGATAGAAAACGACTTTGTTCAGGCACGAAACTTTCAGTGATCCGTTTTTTCATTAACAGATGAATTACATAATAAACACAGTACCCAAAGGCAATAAAAAAGATGAGGTATAAAATAGACATATTATGTTATAATAATATTATAACATAATATTATTACAACATAATATTATTGCAACATAATATCCATATTACAACAAACACACAATAATGTAAATTTTTCATTTCTATATCACTTTACGATTGAAGTGGCTCAAGATCTCCATCAAGATCGTCTGTTTCAATCTCGACCATTTTTTCCACCAAATGTGAATTCTGTTTGAGATACAAATCGATCACATTTCTTTCATGATGGATTTGATCGGGAGTTAATGAAGCGTCTGACACATGTTTGAGTGCCTCTGTATATTGTTCTAATGAAATTATACCGTACTTCTTTTGAAGTCGTCGTAATTTCAGGATTTTGGCTTTCTTCTGACTTTTAACGTCATCAATAATGTTATTCCTAACCTCTTCATTACTAACAGTGTCCTGAGAAGGGACCTTTGGGTCGACGTGTTTTTTAGAAATCTTTTGTTGTCGGAATCTACCACCGCGTTGAAGACGACACTGGTTCAACCGTTCCTTGATTCGATCAGATGGTGATGAACCAACTGATGGTGTGGTATATGCCATTGATTTCTGTAAATTCCTAATCAATTCTGCCGTTTTAGGATCTTTTTGGGCTTTTTTGATGAGTTTTTTCATCATTTTAGGATTCATTTGACTGGTCAATTTGTTGACCAGATCCTCATTCGGTTCCACTTTGGGAATGGGTTCATCCACATGAACTGGGGGATCGGTCGCAATCAATTTTGGATCGGTTTCGTTAGTTTCTGCCATCTTTGATCATAATAACTAATGTTAAATTAATTATAAATCAATTTTCTCTTGGGTGATATTATACGATCAAAGATATTCATCAGGCTTAATTATCTCTAATGACGGTATTTTAGTATATTCTAAGATATCTGAAAGAATGTATCCATCCCTAGGCAATTCATAAAAGAGACTCTGTACACATTCAAATTCCGACGTAATTGTCATTTGTTGATCAAAAGATTTCTTTTGGCGCGATTTGATTGCACCAGTCGATGCTTGAGCATCAACATCTTCAGTTTGATTAAATCTGATTCCAATTAAGGTTCAATGTAATTAAACTACAATTGTTTTGCAGTGCCTTGGATATTCGTTGGACATTCGTTGGACATTCGTTGGACATTCGTTGGACATTCGTTGGACATTCGTTGGA